TGGAACTCCGCCGGCGCAGGCGACGATGGCCGCCTCTTCCGAAGACAACGACGAGCCCCACAGCGCCAGGCACGGCAGGCACGCCAAGAAGGACAAATGAGCGACCGGCTCGACATCAGAAGGCTGCTTCAGCGCAAGAAGACCATCCTTCTTGCGCGCCAGGATCTAATCGCCTTCGCCCAGTTCATGAGCCCCGTCCCGGACGACCGTGACGACACGTCCATCTCGCTTTACCGTCCATCCAGGCACCACCGCGTGCTCGGCGCCGCTCTGGAACAGATCGAGAGCGGCTCTTACAAGCGCCTCCAGATCACCCTGCCGCCACGTCACGGGAAGACACGGCTGGCGTCGCATATGTTTGCGGCGTGGTATGTCGGGCGAAATCCCGCGAACTCCATCATCGTCGCCACCTACTCCGAGAAATTCGCGTGGGACCATGGGCGCGCCGTCCGTGACCTGATGGAGAGCCCACTCTACGGGCAAGTCTTCCCCGACACCAGGCTGAAGCCCGGCTCGGCCTCGGTTGATCGCCTCGAAACCACCGAGGGAGGCGTGATCTTCTTCCTAGGGAGAGGGTCCGGCGCTACCGGGCGCGGGGCCGACGTGATCCTCCTTGACGACCCCACAAAGGACCGGAAGGAGGCCGATAGTCCGACCATCCGGGAGCAGCTCTGGAGTTGGTATACACAAGTGCTGCAAACACGGCTGATGACTAAGGCAGGCTCTATCGTCATCATCCAGACACGCTGGCACGAAGATGATCTGATCGGGCGCCTGACGGACCCACAGAACCCCTGCTATTCCCTGGCCGAAGCCAAGAAATGGCGCGTCATAGACATGCCGGCCATCGCCCGGAAGGACGACGTGCTCGGCCGGAAAGAAGGTGAGGCGCTTTGGCCCGAACGCTTCGACAATGACTACCTCGACAGTATCCGCCAGACCGACATACGGGGCTTTCAGGCCCTTTATCAGGGCCGCCCAACCCCAGAGGAGGGGAGCTTTTTCAAGGCCGTCAACCTGCGCACTTACGCGCGCATGGATCGGATGCCACCCAAGGATCGACTTCGCTTTTATGCGGCCTCGGATCATGCGGTTTCCCTTGAACAAGGACGCGACAAGACGTGCCTGATGGTCGTCGGTCTCGATGACGTCGATCAGATGTGGGTGCAGCCGGACCTGTTCTGGAAGCAGGCCGACACCGCGACGGTCGTGGAGGTAATGATCGCCTTCATGGCCAAGTATCAACCCCTATTCTGGTGGGCAGGGAAAGACCATATCTCGAAGAGTATTGGCCCATTCCTGCGCAAGCGCATGCTGGAGCGCCGCGTGTTCTGCTCGATTGAAGAACTGCCGCCGATTGGAGACAAGCTCACGCGCGCACAGAGCATCCAGGCACGCATGAGCATGATGAAGGTCGTATTCCCGAGCTTCACGCATTGGTGGGCCGAAGCTCACGACCAGATGCTGAAATTCCCGCAAGGTGCTCATGACGATTTCGTGGACACCATAGCGCTTTTCGGGACCGGGCTCCATCGCCAGCGGGGGCTGCGCAAGCTTCAGAAGAAGAAGGAGCCGCCGAAGGAGCTGACCTACGCCTGGGTGATCGAGAGCGCCGCGCGCGAGCGAAAGCTTGAGCAGCGGGCGCGTGGAGGTTGGTGATGCCCGTCCCGTCGGACCCGCTCCAGGCACGCATCGAGCAGGCTTACCTCCAGGGGAACGCGCCCTTGGAGATGTTAGCGCAGCTCGCCGACCAGGAAGCGGCCCAGCCCAATCAGGACATCATGGACCGGGAGAGGCCCGACCCTCCCCTGGAGCGCAAAGAGCTTGTCGATAAGTGGAACAAGCGCGTCAAGCGCGCCAAGAAATACTGGGATCCCGTCTTCGAGCAGATGCGCGGCGATCAGGATTTCGTGATCGGTCTCCAATGGTCGAAGCAGGCCAAGGACGACCGCTATGTCGCCAACCTGACCCTGCGCGTAGTCGCGCAGCGCGTAGCCTTCTTCTACGCAAAGAACCCGAAGTTCATCGCCTATCGCCGCAAGCGCATCATGAACACGCTTTGGGATGGCGATCAGAGCACCCTCATGTCTTTGCAGCAGGCGGCGCAGCAAGGCGTCCAGCAGCAGGCTATGGGTGGGGTCGATCCGGGCCAGATGCAGGCGGCAGCTGCCGCCGCGCAGCCCATCTTGCAGGACGCGGCCCAAGTGAAGGCCGCCGAGCAGCAGCTCGATAAGATCGCCAAGACGCTCGAATACCTCTTCCGGCAGAACATCGACATGCTGCCGCAGGACTTCAAGCAGATGATGAAGATGGTCGTGCGCCGTGCCTCAACTACGGGCGTCGGCTACGTCAAGCTTGGGTTCGAGCGGGTCATGCAGCGCAAGCCGGAGATCGAGCAGCGCATCGCTGACGTCTCGAACCGCCTCGCCACCCTGGAGCGCCTCTCGGCCGACCTTCATGACGACGAAGTAGACCCGAATGGCCCCGAGATGGAGGAGATGCGGCTGCTTCTGAATGACCTCGCTGCGCAGACGGAAGTGGTCGTCCGCGAGGGGCTCACGTTCGATTACCCGAGTTCCACGTCGATCATTCCGGATACAAAATGCCTGAACCTGAGGGAGTTCCTCGGCGCGGATTGGGTAGCGCAGGAGTTCATTCTTTCCGTCAATGACGTGAAGGAAATCTACCAGATCGATGTCGGCAAAAACTACCATGCCTATAAGGGCACTGTGGGGGACGGCGCCACGGTCGAAACCCGCAGCGGCCTTGTCGTAGTGAAGGATCAGTCCTCGCGGAACGACAATAAGGAGGGGCCGGACGGGCGCACTTGCTGCGTCTGGGAAATCTACAACCGCAAGGATGGCCTGGTCTATGTCGTCTGCGACGGGTATCCGGACTTCCTGAGGGAGCCGGCTTCGCCGGAGGTCTACACGGATCGCTTCTGGCCGTGGTTCGTCCTGACGCTCAACGATGTCGATCACGAGATTAACATCTTTCCACCGAGCGACGTGAAGCTCATCCGGGACATGCAGCATGATTACAATCGGGCTCGCCAGGGTCTTAGAGAACATCGTCGTGCTGCTCGTCCGAAGGTGGTGGTAGCCTCAGGCACCGTCGATCAAGATGACCTGGACAAGCTCGAAAGTCATCCGGACAACGCCATCATCGAACTCAACGGGCTTCAGCCTGGCCAGAAGGTTGACGATCTTCTCCAGACCTTTCGCGGTCCTCCAATCGATCCGAACCTCTACGAGACCGAACAGCTCTTCGCCGACATGATGCGGGTCTCGGGCATCCAGGACGCCAATATCGGCCAGCCCGGCGGGGCGCCCAACGCCACCCAATCGAACATCGCCGAGGCTTCCCGGGCTACAGCGATGGGCTCGAACATTGACGACCTTGACGACATGCTGACCGGGATCGCGCGCACGGGTTCGCAGATCCTGCTCCAGGAATGCTCGCTGGACACCGTTCGACGCGTGGTAGGCGTGGGTGCCGTATGGCCAGAAATATCCCGCCAGCAGATCGCGGACGAGGTCTGGCTCAAGATCGAGGCCGGCTCGACTGGGCGCCCGAACCAGGCACAGGAGATTGCCAACGCCGAAAGGCTGTTCCCTCTTCTTATGCAGATACCGGGGATCAAACCGGAGTTCCTGGCGAAGGAGCTTATCAAACGCCTGGATGACAAGCTCGATATCACTCAGGCGTTCCAGAGCATGCTGCCCAGCATAATGGCTCTCAACGGGATGGCTTCCCGGGCTGCTTCCGGGATGCCACCAGCGGGACCGCCCCCCGGCATGGCCGGTCCTCCGCCAGGGATGAGCATGCCCGGGCAAGGTCCGGCCCAAGGACCAATGGGGGCCGCGAATGCGCCTCAAGGACCGCCTCCTGGGGCTCAGAGACCGCCGGGGCAGGCACCGGGACCGCCGCCGGCCGGACAGATGGGAGTGCCCGGGCTCCACATCGCGTCTGGGGGACGCGCAGCATAGTGGGAGAAGCGAAAATGCCAAAAATCCTTGACGCAGCGGTCAAACAGATCAAGAAATCCAGCCCGGGGGTGAACCCCTACGCGGTTGCCACTGCAACATTGCAGAAGGCCGGCGAGCTGAAGAAGGGCACCAACAAGCCCACGAAGCTCGGGGTTCAGCGAGGACAAATGTCCCAAAAGCAGAGACAAGCGAACCCGCCCAAGCGGGGTCGTTGACTTATAAGTCAACGTCAGAGGGCGAAGCCGCCCGGAGGACGCGACGCTAAATGGCAGACGAAGACCTCTCGTCCGCTGCCACCTCCTCTTCGGAGCCCACGGGCCACGAAGGCGCCGAGACGACTGCCGACGTAAAAACCGAAGCTTCCCCGTCAGAAGCTAAAGGCGACAGCAAGGAAACTCTCCTTGAAGCCGTCATGAAGGCTGTCCAGCCGGATGACGACCGCAAGGGGACCGAGACCCCGCCTACCTCGGAGAGCGCAGAAGCCGGACCCGATGCGGCAGATCCAGCCGACAAGGGGCCAGACCTTTCCAAAGACCCGACGCCCGAGGAGCTTGCGAGCTACAAGAAAGGCACGCGAGCCCGCATCGAGCGTCTCTTGGGAGAGCGCAACCACTTCAGGGCCGAAGCTCAGGTCACGCAGACGCTGCGGAACTTCCTTGTCGGCAACGACATCGCTAGGGAAGACTTCCAACTGACGCTCGACCTGGCGGCGGCGATGAGGCGGGGCGACTTCCGTGCCTTCCTGGAAGGGGTAGGGCCTTACGTCGAGCTGGCTACGCAGGCACTGGGGCTCACGCTTCCGCCGGATCTCCGCACGGAGGTCCAGGCGGGGCGCATCTCGTTCGAAGCGGCGGGGCAGATCTCACGCGACAGGTATGCGAGGGCATTGGCCGAGCAGCGCGCCACGCGCGCCACGCAGGTCATGAACGACCAGCATAACCTCGCACAGCAGACGAACTTCTCGCAGGCTGTGGAGCAGACCGTCGCTCAGTGGGAAAACCACGTCCGCCAGAACGATCCGGACTACGCGCGCAAGGAAGAAACCATTCGGAACTTCATGTGGGGCGTCGTTCGGGAGCAGGGCAACCCCCGTTCCCCGGAGCATGCCGTGCAGATTGCGCAAGAAGCCTACAACCGGGCCAATCGCGTGTTCTCGCAGTTCACTCCGACGCTACGCGCCACCCAGCGGGTTCCGAACAGCGCCAACCGCTCTGCGGCTTCAGGCGCGCGACCGGAGCCCAAGTCGATGATGGAAGCAGCATTGCTGGGCCTGGAGCGCGCTCGCGGCAGGGCATAGTCCTGACGGAGCAAGCTCATGGCATTCACGGCCGGCGAAATCGCATCTATCGCGAACGCCTCTCTCGACTACTACTTCAACAAAGGGGGCCAGTTCGACCAGACCATTCAAGAGCGCCCGCTCCTGAACCTGCTCGAAAACCGCAACAAGACCTTCCCCGGCGGCAAGGGCAACATCTCGCTCGCAGTCGTCGGCACCTACGGCGACGGTTCCGGCAACGACGTCGTCAAGGGCTACACCCACAACGACACCGTCGGCTTCTTCACGCCGGCGAACATCAAGCGGGCGAACTACCCCTGGCGTGAGCATCACATCGGCCTGACGCTCACTCACACCGAGCTGAAGATCGACGGCATCAGCGTTGTCGATACCAACGGCGAGAAGACCACCGAGCACTCGAAGCGCGAGCTGACGGTTCTCGTGAACCTGCTGGAGCAGAAGCTGTTCTCGCTGGGCGAGCAATACGCCCGCACCATGAACACCCTCATGTGGGGCGACGGAACGGCCGACGCCAAGGCGCTCGCCGGCATGCGCTCCATCATCAAGGACAACCCTTGCGTCGGGACTGTCGGGGGCCTCGACCAGACCGCTGCCACCGGCTTCACCTGGTGGAGGAACCGTGCCTTGACGGCGGCCATGGCCACCCAGATCGGCTCGGTGCCTGGCGACGCGATCTCTGGCGGAGGTCCAATCACCTCGGCCACTACGAGCGGCGGCGCATTGCTCCAGGCACTGCAACACCAATACATCCAGTTGATCCGCTACGGCGGCAAGCCGACGGTTGCATTGGCCGGATCCTCGTTCATCGATGCTCTCATGATCGAGCGCCGGGCGAACGGCTACTACAGCATCACGGGCTTCGATAAGTCGCAGGACATCTCGGTTGGCGACACCATCCTGCCCGGAGGCACGAAGGTCCAATACGATCCGACGCTGGACGACATTGGCTTCCCGAAGCGGATGTATTGGTTCGATCCGAAGGCCATCTTCCTGATGCAGATGGAAGACGAGTGGCGCAAAGACCACACGCCGGCCCGGCCTTACAACGTGTTCGTGCTCTACAAGAGCATCACTTCCACCGGGCAGCTCTGTGCCTCGCAGCTCAACTCGTCCTTGGTGATCGACATTACCTGAACGTTTCGAGGCGGGCGTAACGCCCGCCTTCTCAACAGAGGAAGCAGCCATGCCGCATCATCCGCCGGCCTCGCCGGCTTCACCGTCGTCGCCTGCGGCGAAGACCTTCGGCGCGACGACCGCAGCGCCACTGGTGGGCAGTCCTCCGAGGGTCATAGGACACGAAACGGGCTTGCGGGTCGGGACGGTCCTGACGGTCATTCCCGGTGTCTGGAGCGGCCTCGCGCCGATCACCCTCACCTACCAGTGGCAACGCGACGGCGCCAACATCGCCGGCGCTACGGCGACGACCTATACTCTGGTGGCCGCTGACGTGCCCGGCCACAAGATCAGTTGCATCGAAACCGGCACCAACGGGCAGGGCTCGGGGACGGCGTCAACCAGCAATTGGTATAGCTGAGCAGGAGAAGAACATGCCCCGCGAAGACGGCGAAGGCTACATGATGAAGCATCTCTGCTGCTGTGCGGTCGATCTCGCCGGCGAGGGGTTCAACATCGTTCATCGCAACGAATTCAGCCCTGTGACTTGGCCCGAGATTATGGTCTTGCAGACCATCCACGGGGAAGACGCGGTCTTCGACATCCGGCCCTTCGCGCTCACTCCGCGCGAGAACAACAACCGGGAGAAGGAACGGCTCATTCTGATCTATGGCCGCGACGCCGTGGAGGCCGTCTTCGCCGGCAAGGCGTTCCACATGGAGTTCTTCGTGCCTGGCTGGCCCATCGATCCAACCAAGGCACGGCGCAAGCCACCGAACGACCGTCCGAAGCCTTTGAAGATCCAGAAGCCCACGGACGACGCGGCGATGGACGCCTCGATCTGACTAGGAGATCGCCATGCAGCCCCGGGGAATGCGAGTAGGGGTGACGCTCAGCGAGCTTCGCCTTGAGCTGATGGCCGAGACCTTCCAGTCGATGACGCCGGCGCAGACCACTTCATCGACGCCTTTCTACAACTACCAGTTGGCAAGGGTTCAGCGCGAGCAGTGGGAGCTGATCGTCTGGCCACATCTGAAGATCTACAAGGATATCCCGATGGTGGCGGGCCAACGCTACTACAACTACCCGGTATCGCTGCCGTTCGACAGCGTTGTCCGTATGTGGACGATGGTCGGTTCCTATTGGGCTCCTCTCACTTACGGGATAGACCCAAGCATCTACGCTTCCTACGGCGGCGAGTTCATCCAGGGCTCGCCGCCGCAGCGCTGGCGCAACTACGCCACTTACGACGATATCAACAACGTCACGCATGCCGCCGATCAGTTCGAGATCTGGCCGATGCCGAACGCCACGGTCATCTCGGTGCGCGTGGAGGGCAACGCGCCTTTGAACCCCCTGGTTGCCGACAGCGACACTTGCGTCATCGACGGCACGCTCCTGGTGCTGATGGCGGCCGCCGAGATCCTGGCGGTCCAGAAGAGCGAAGGCGCGGCTATGAAACTCCAGAAGGCCAACGCCTACCGGCGCCTGCTGGTCTCGCGCCTCGGCGCGCAGCAGAGGCCGATGCGCTCGCTCAGCCGTGACGGCGGCTACATGGGGCCCGTCCACGACGACCAGCGCAAGCTCACGCCTTACATCGATTTCATCCCGGCGCAGGGCTAAGCGGAGATGGCGAGGCAACCCAAGGCTGCCGCTGGAGGTGGCGGGGGCACCGTCACCTATTACGAGATCGCCAACTTCCAGCAGGGCATCGACACCCGCAAGGATCTGATGACGGCGCCCGCAGGCACTATGCGGACGCTCCAGAACTGTCACATCACTCCCGGAGGCGAGATCGAGAAGCGCTCGGCCTTCGTCTCGTGGTTCACGACTTCGGTGATGCCTGCGGGGCTGCTCTCGATGAACGGGCAGCTCTATTGCGTGTATATAGGCGGCGGCAGCAGCGGAGTTACGCCCCCGCCGGACAACAATCATCCCGGCACTGTTTTCGTAAACAATCCTTCCGGCGTCACCCTGACCCGAATGATGCACTGGGATATCTTCGAAGGCCACATCTTCACGACCTTCCTTGGAACAACGTCCGCTGGAACCGGCTCTTATTCCTTCTATGACGGGGTTTACATATCCGGAGCCGACGACCGCGCTCTCTTCTGCCGAACCTACAAAGAGAAGATGTATGGCATCAACGGCCGGTATCTCTACTTCTCGGCCGTCGGGGATCCTACGACTTGGGTGGATCCGCCGCCTTCGGGCTCGCCTCCGGTCGTCCAGCACAACGGCTCCGGCTTCATCAGCATAGGCTCGAATGACAGCGACAGCGAATACCTCGTTGCCATGGAAGTCTATTACGACAAGATGGCCATATTCTCGTCTCTAGGCTGTCAGCTTTGGTTCCTCGATCCCGATCCTTCACTGAACCAGTATTACCAGACCCTCCGGGACGCAGGCACGCTGTCGCATCAGAGCGTTCGCCAGTATGTCGCCAACGACGTGTATTTCCTCGGGGCGCACGGCATCCGCTCGCTCCGGGCGCGCGACCTCACCACGACCGCAGCGGTCGCCGACGTCGGATCGCCCATCGATCCGATCATCCAGAACATGATCTCGACGCGCGGCTCCAGTGGAACCACCCCCACCGACATGGGCTCGGTCCAGACCATCCTCTCTCCCCGGACTGGGCGCATATGGATGGCGATGGGCGACATCATTTATGTGCTCTCCAACTTCGCCTCGCCGAACATCTCGGCCTGGAGCACCTATGTCCCGGAGTTCACGATTGCACAGATGGGGATCACGTTCGCCGATCCTTTCGTGTATCTCCTGGGCACTAACGGCATCATCTACCGTTTCGGTTCCTACAGCGGCCTCACCTACGATAGCTGTCCGGTTGAGTTCGACACTCCCGCGCTCGGTTTCGAAAAGCCGTCCACCTACAAGTTTTACCAGGGCTTCGATGCCATTTGCCGCGCAGACCCGGGGTCGTTCTGGAATATCTCGATGTGCTTTGACACCACTCAGGCGCCGGTGCCGTTCGACCAGATATGTGCCATCGACGGGCCGACCACCAACATCGGAAGAATTCCGATCAGCGGCCGAGGCACGCATGTCCAGGTGAAGGCCACGCACATAGCGCCGGGACCGGCGACTTTCTCGAAGATGATTATCCACTACGCATCGAGCGGCACCGAATGAGCTACGTCACGCCCATAGGGATGGGGCCCCTCATCCGCATCCTGGAGCACCTCAGGCCCGAGGACCAGGACGAGATGACGGCCATCCACGGCGAGAAATGGAGCGTGCCTCGGATCGCCGACGTCATTCACCGCCTGGCGCACACGAATTACGGCTGGCTGATCTGGCTGGACACCGGCGTGCCTGTGGCCGCCGTGGGCGCCTACGCCATGACCCCGACCTGCGCGGGGGTCTGGGCCTTCGGAACCCCGGACTGGCCCAAGGTCGTGCTCGGGATGACAAGGATCATCAAGAGGGATATGGTGCCCGAGCTTCTGGCGGCCGGTTTTCACCGAGCCGAGTGCAGGGCGCTCTTCAAGCGCTCCGACACCAAGCGGTGGCTCACCGCTCTGGGAGCCGAGGCAGAAGCCGTTCTGTCGGAATTCGGCACCCGACGCGAAGATTTCATCCTCTTTGCGTGGCACGCCGATGAACAAGCCCATCCTCACCGCAGACTTGCAAGAAGAAGTCCAGTTCCGCTTCGCAACGGGGGCCGACCTCCCGGAGCTGATGACACTTTACCGAACATTCTACGGAGAAGCCGTCTACAAAGACTATCTGGAATACAACGAGGAAGCCGTTCATGACACGGTTTTCGCCGGGATTATTGCGAATGACCGTCCGCACATCCTGGCTGTCGTGGACGAAAGCATCGTGGGTTTTATCTCCTACTGGTTCGACCGGACCTTCTCCAAAAAGCCCTGTCAGGTTCTCCTCGAATTTTACGTGCTTCCCGATTTTCGTCGCGGCGCCATCGGCCGGGCCCTCGTCGGCCTGGCGATCCAGGAAGGTAGGCACCACGGCGCCGGTGCCTTTCACGCCCCCGTCGCCTCGGGGATGCGCGAGGCACGCACCCTCGTCAACCTGTTCGGGAAGGCTGGCTTCGAGCCTTTCGGTGTCATGATGCGAAGGAAGCTCTGACATGGGAGGAAAAGGAAAGTCTGGACCCGTCTCGACCAACAACCAGATGGTCGCGATGCAGATGGAGCAGGCCGAGCAGGCCAAGCAGGCCAATATCGAGCGCGACGCGCGCCTTCAGCAGGGGCTTTCGCAGATCACCGACATCTTCGGGGGCCATCCCACCGACGCAACACTTCTCGACACCTCTTCCATAACGAGCCACAACGCTCCGCAGGCACAATACACCTACAACCCTTTCCAGGGGCCGTTCGGTTATTGGAACATCAACCAGTCAGCGAGCAACGCTTCGCTGCCGGGCGGCTACACCTGGAGCCAGCTTCCGAACAGCGGCGGCGACACTCAATGGGGGATCTACGATCCCAACGGGCACCTCGTAACCTCCGCAGGCAGTCCGGAACAATTGGCCAGGGCCCAGATCTGGTATGGCGGAAACCCCAATGGCCCGACCACTGGAGGCGTTCCCAGCGATTTCTACGACAATTTCCGGAACTCCATCATCGACTACTACATGCCGCAGGAAGCCGAGCAGTATGCGAACGCCCGGACCAGCCTGGACTACAACCTTGCCCGCGCCGGCTCCCTGAACTCGTCGGTCGCGGCGATGGACGTGGGCAAGCTCGCCGAGCAGGACACGATGAACAAGGCGCAGATCGCCTCGCAGGCCGACACCCAGACGGCAGGGCTGCACACTCAGATGGAGAATGCCCGGCAACAGGCAATCGCCCAGCTTTATTCGACCGAGGATCCGACCGTCGCCGCCAACACGGCTTTAAACACCGTCGCCAACGCGCAGCTCACCGTGCCTCTGCTGAACCCCGCAGGCGCGATGTTCGCCCCGATCATGGCCGGCGTCGGCAACGCCATATCGGGGTTCACCAATCCCTACGCATACATCACGGGCGGCGGCACCGGAGCCATGACCGGCGCCTCGGGCGCCGTCTCGACGCCGTCCGGCAGCCAGTCTTCCGGCCAGAACGTAGCGAGCTACTGAGCCATGTGCGATCCACTCATCGGCGGACTGGTCTCCGGGGCGGCGTCGCTCATTGCGGGCTCTTCGGCACAGAAGGGCTATCAGGAAACCCAGGACGCCCAGAACCTGGCGAATATCCAGTGGGTCAACTACCAGAACCAGATCCACCACGAGCAGATGGTGAAGGAGGAGCAGGACCGGCAGATGGCGGAGAACGCTCGCCAGGACACGCTCCAAAAGGTCTCGCCACAGACGCAGCAGCAGGTCCAGCAGACCGAGCAGCAGCGCCTGAACGCCCTCTACAACAACCCCGGAGGGCAGAACCCGACGCCCAACCTTGACGTGAACAAGCCCAGTTCGCTCGCGCTTTCGGGAGAGCAGACCGGAAACACCCAGTTCGGGAACTCCCTGACTTCTGCCGTCAACAACGCCACGGCCGTCGCCAGGGGGCGCATCGCGGCGCTCGCCACCGCAGGTTCGTATGGGGGTTCGTTCGGGGGCCTGGGCTCCTACCTCCCTGAGCAATTCGCGCAGGGCGGCAACATCATCAATCTCGCGGACGCCATGCGGCGAGGCAACATCAGCACCTACGGCGTCGAGCAGCAGGTGCAACCGCAGAACTTCGTCGTCGGCCCAGGCACCACGCAGATGGCCAGTATCGCGCAGTCTCTGGGGGGCGCGGCGGGCTCGCTGATCTCGAAGGGCATAAGCGGTCTCGGCAGTGGTGGGGGCTGGGGCCTTGGCGGCGGCAGCATCGGCTACAACGCCTAGAGGCAGAACCATGCCCGTCCTGAGAATGCCTGAAGACAACACTCTCGCCCGGACCCTCGGGGGCCTGGGGGATATGTTCGGAAATCCGCGCGACCGGGCCCAGGCATACCTTCTCCAGCGCGAGATCTGGCTGAAGAACCTCGAACTCCAGCAACAGCAGAAGCTCTACGCGGCCCGCGACCTGGCCATCAGAGGCTACGGCACCTGGGTGCGGCCCGAGGCGCTGCCGCTCATCTCGACCGCGATCCTGCAAGGCGCCAGCCCCAAGGAGATCAACGACCTCGCCCAACGGAACATGAAGCAAGACCTGTTCGTGGATGATGCCTCTGACGCAGGCGACATCGAGAACCGCAATCGCTACTTCCGCATCACCGGGAACGTGTGGGACAAGCCCTATTCCATCGCTGCCGGCCCCCAGACGTCGGCGAAGCAGGCACAGCAGGTTCGGGAACAGGAAGCCGGCAAGGCCGGTGCCGTGAAAGGTGCCGAGACAAGCGCTCAGATAACGGCAGAACAAGCCGGAAGAAAGGTCTACATGGGCGTAGATGCGGTGGACCCGGCCACGCTCAAGAGAAATGCTGATCTCTATTTCCAAGTGAAAGGCGAATATCCTCCGGACGGCATCGCCCCGGCAGGCCCCATCACGGAATATTACAGGCGCCAGATCGCGGCCGGCGTGAAGGCCAACGACGCCGAGATCGCGGCCAACACCGAGGCCCGGATCAAGGGGCTCGATCCGACACATGTCTATCCGGCTCCCGGCGTCGTGCCGGCGCCTCAAGGACCGCCGGATGTCACGGGTCAGCGTCCAGGAGCACCTCAGGCCCAGCCCACCGGCCTGCCTCAGGCACCAGCTCAGGCACCAGCTCCAGCCCCGGCTCCAGCGCCTGCGCCCGCCGGCGTAGTTGCCGGCGGCGAGGGCGGGGCAACTCCTCGTCCGGCTCCGGCTCCGGCGGCTCCGGCTCCTCCCACGGCCCCCGCTCCTCCCACGGCTCCGGCTCCAGTGGCTCCGGCGGCTCCAGTGGCTCCGGCGGCTCCGGCGGCTCCGACGGCTCCGGAAGTTGTGAGAACCGAGGCACCATCGACCCTACCTGGAGGCTACGGGCTCCCTCGCACGGTCCAGACGACCGTTCCGGGGAGGTTCACGACATTCGGGGGTGGCGCCGACGAAGGCAAGGCGAAGATCGAAGATGAGCGTCGCACCGAGCTGAACGAAGCCGTTGCGCAAGGCAAGTCCGCGAGCACGCTCCTGACGAAGCTCAACGAGATCAAGCAGCTCACCGACTACATCAACGCCAACGGCGCAATCCCGCAGGCCGGTCTTGCGGTCGTCGGCGCCGTCGCCAGCCGCTACCATATCGCTCTGACTGACACGGCCAAGGCCAAGCAACTGCTCGACAACATCTATTCCAGCGAACTCCCGGACGTTCTGAAAGCCGCCGGTGTCCAGCGCGTCGCCGGCCCCGAGATCATGCAGTTCAAGGTCGTTCCAGGCACCTCGGACATGCCTCCTGCGGTCGTCAACGATATCATCGCCAGGCAGGCCGCCTTCGCCACCCAGATGGTCAATCGAGGCAACGAAGCCTATGCGGTGCTTCGCAGCGACGCCCCGATGTCGTGGGACGATTTCCAGAAAGCCGACCAGCAGCGCACGGCCGACGCAGCCCAGAACGTGAAGGACTTCCAGTCCAGATATGGCGGTCTCAGCGCAAAGCTGGCCATGCCCCAGTCCGTGCCTCAGGTGGCCGTGCCTTCGATGGGAACCATGCCGCCGACCGGAGGTGGTGGAGGTGGTGGTCCGCCGCAACCAGAAGGAGCACCGCCGCCAGTCGCACCGCCGGCGGCAGCACCGCCAGGCACGATCTCTCCCATGATCCAGTTCAACCTGGGCCCCAACGGGCTGCCAATCCAGGTCTCTCCGGACGCAGGCGGCTCAGTTACGAGGTGATCGGATGGCTCAAGTCGATCCCAGCTTGGCTGTCTCGCCCAGTGGCGGAGCCCTGGTCCCGCCGCCGTTTCCGTCGGATCCCGCCGCCGCCTACGCCGCCGCGCAGGCTGCCGCCGCCACGCCCGATGCGCCGCTGAAGCCTCTCCCGGCCCCGGCTCCGAATGCCACCTCGTTCGATCACGACTGGGCCGTCACCGGCCCGGGCACGCTGGACAAGGCTCCGCAGCCCAGCAACACGGACATTGCGCTGGGTGTGGTCAGGCAGATCCCGCTGAGCAACGGGAGAACGTTCAACTACAACCCCACCCAGTTCAACGACCAGCAGGCCGGTGCCCTGCGCGACATGATCGAGAAGAAACTGGACGCCGCCTACCAGCAGGAAGCCGTGACCACCGGCAAGCCCGTCGTCACGGCGAGCACGATCTATTCCTCGACCCGAAAATACCCGAACACCTATCCCATGTGGGTGCGGGCTCAGATCGACCAGGCAGGCGCCACGCCGGGCGTGCCTGAGAGCGGGGCCGGCAATTGGGCGAACCGGAACATCATCGAGCCCGTGGGAAATGCCGCCCTGCCGGAAGGGGTCACGGGCCCGGATCACCGCTTCACGGTCGCGGATGCCGGCGGAATGGCGGCGCGCGCAGCCATCGGCCGCGCGGCCTGGATGTATGATCTGCCGGCCTCGGGCATCAACGCGCTCCACGCGTATTTCGCTCCGGGCGGCAACCAGCCCCTGCCCCTGATTAGCGGCACAGTGCTTCAACAGCTCGGCATCCCCGAGATGTCGCCCGATGCGCCTGCGTGGCAGCAGGTCGCCGAAGCCGGCCTGTCAGGCATACGCGGCAGGGCGGCGCCAGCTACCGGCGGCGTAGTCGCCCGCACCCTGAAGGCCGCCGAGCCCGTCACTTCGAGCCTACTCCGGGGAGCCGCAAGCGTAGGTGCTGGCTACGGCGGCCAGATGCTCGCCGAAAGTGCGCTCGGGCCGAACGCCGGCCAGTTGGGCTCCTTCATCGGCGGAACCCTAGGCGCTGCGGCGCCCAGCGCTGCCCAAGTAGGTGTAAGACGCCTGATCGCAGCGGGT